GCGGTCTTCTTTCACCACCAAACGACTCGAAGAGCCATGAATAGCCCTGAGAAGGTCACAGAAGGTGGCCAAGTGGTTCAAATAGGCTCAAAACGGCTCACACAGGTTGAAGAGAGAACTACAGAAGCACTTATTGGCCGAGAATCGCCAAGAATTCACTCAAAGCTGCTCGATTTGCCGTCGCGTGGGCTTGAATTGATTGATTTCGCTGATTCGATCGGCATTCCGATGCTCCCGTGGCAAAAATGGCTTGCAATGGAAGCTCACAAAGTAAAGCCGGACGGGAGATGGGCTCATCCCCTGATCACCGTGGTTGTTGCGAGACAACAAGGAAAGACGACGCTGATGAAGCTTCGGATTTTGGCCGGACTCTTCTTGTGGCGTGACGGGCTTCAAATCGGTACAGCTCACCGACTCACAACATCGCTGGAGACTTTCAGAGACATCGTGAACATCATCGAAGAGAATGAGTCACTTGCCAGCCAAGTCAAAAAGATTCGATGGGCTCATGGATCTGAAGAGATTGAGTTGCAATCCAAATTCGGCGGTTCACGGTACATGGTCAAAGCTGGCGGATCGGCTGCGCGTGGAATTTCAAAGCCGGAGACGGTTTTTGTGGATGAGACACGCGAGCTCAAAGATGAGACGACTTGGGCATCGCTGAGATACACGATGATGGCTGCCAAGAATCCACAGCTGTGGACTCTCAGCAACGCCGGTGATCAGCATAGTATTGTTTTGAATCAGCTGCGCGAAAGAGGGATGTCAGCTGCAAAAGGCGATGACATTGGTTATTTTGAATGGTCATCCAATTACGAAAAGATCGATGATTCGCCAGCATTTTGGAAAGGTGCTGCGATGGCCAATCCGGCACTTGGCCACACCGTACACATCGACAATTTGCGAGCTGTACTCAATGATCCACCGGATGTTGTCAAAACCGAAGTGCTGTGTCGCTGGGTGGCGACGATTTCAGCTGCGATCCCAAGCGATGAATGGAATGAATGCATCGAAGAGGATTTGGAGCTAGATCCCGAAAAGACAACATGGCTTGGCGTGGATTGTTCGCCGGATCGTAAATCGGCAGCTCTCGTGGCCGCTCAACAAATCGACAGCGAGCGATTCTTTGTGAAGCTCTTGCATACTTGGCACAATCCGATTTCGCTCGATGACAAAGCGGTCGCAAATGACATTGCACCGTATTGCCGCGAATTTCCGGTTGAGGTTGTTGCGTACAGCAAGCGCACAGCTTCAGCAATTGCCGCGCGGCTTGTGCCAGCCGGAATCCCGATCACCGACATCGATGGCGCACTTTATGGCCAAGCTTGTGATGAATTATTGGGAGCGATTACATCCAAGAGATTGCGTCACAAAAATCAGGCAGAGTTATCCAAGCAGATTTTATCAGCTGCTCGATTACCTTTTGGGGATGGTGGTTGGACTATTGGAAGAAGAGCGTCACAAGCGACCGTGACCGCTTGCGTGGCAACAGCTCTCGTCACACACTTTGCGACACGCCCTGAGACGGATCTTGACATCATGGTCGGCTGATCGTATAAGCGGTGCGAGAATTAGCGCATGGGATTTCGCGATCTATTTGTACCGCCAGCGGTAAAGGCTGCTCCACCACAAGCAACCACAGACATTGAAGCCGCAATGGCGATTGCTCCGTACTACGCGGAGACTTCATCCATTTTCTTTTCAGGAATTTCCCAAGCAACTCGCGCTGAAGCAATGAGTGTGCCAACAATTGCGCGATCACTTGGGATTATTCAAACGGTTGCATCATTACCGATGCATACTCGCAACACAGCAACCGGCGAAAAGGTTGCACAACCGCGCGTAATCAATCAACCGGATCCACGCATTCCCGGAGTCGTATTTTGGAGCTGGATCATTTCTGATCTCTTTTTCCATCCGCAAGCGTATGCGCGCGTGTTAGAGCGTTATGCTGACACGGGAAAAATCAGAGCAATGGAGCGCATCGCGCCGGAGCGCGTAACCATTACAACAAATGGCATGGGCTATGAAGTCAATTTTTATTCGATCGATGGAATGTATGTTGATCCAAATGATTTAGTGGTATTCGCCGGAGATGATGAAGGTTTATTGTCTCGCGCCGGCCGCACAATTCGCGCAGCTGCGGCACTTGAAAAGGCTGCATTGAATTTTGCTGTTGAGCCAATTCCACAAATGGTGTTGCGATCAAATGGCACATCACTCCCAGCTGATCGCGTTGCAAAATTGCTTTCGGCTTGGCGTACAGCTCGCGCAAATAAATCAACGGCATTTCTCAATGCCGATGTATCGCTTGAAACACTTGGCTTTGATCCAAAATCGATTCAGTTAAATGAAGCGAGAAACTATGTCGCTTTAGAGCTCAGCAGAGCTTGTGGATTGCCGGCTTATTTCACAGATTCACAGCAATCTTCATTCACTTATTCAAACGCACTTGATAAGCGTCGCGACCTGGTGGATTTTGCTTTTAGAAGTTACATGTCGATAATTGAGCAAAGGTTATCTTTTCAGGATTTCACCTCACTTGGATCAGAAGTAAAATTTGATTTGGACGATTTCTTGCGTGGCAATCCTTACGAGCGCGCGCAGGTTTATGAAATCTTGAATCGTATCGGCGCAATGACGATCGATGAAATACGCGAAGAAGAGGACATGCTGCTATGAAAATAACAACACCAATGACAATCACAGCTGCCGATTCAAATGCGCGCACCATAACCGGTCGCATTGTTGCATTTGAAGAGCAAGCAAATGCATCAACAGGCAAAGTAATTTTTGCAAAAGGATCTGTTGTGCCAGCCGATGTGAAATTAAATCTTGAACATGATCGCACTCGACCAATTGGCAAAACACTTTCAATGTCGGTCAATGAAGATTCAATCGATGCAACATTCAAGATTGCTAACACGACAGCCGGTTCAGATGCACTTGAAGAGGCAATGTCTGGATTACGCGACGGCTTCTCAATTGAATTGGCCGTTGATGAATACACAATGGAAAAGGACGGCACAATGCGTGTCTTGGCAGGAGAAATGACAGGCGTTGCACTTGTCACAGAGCCAGCGGTGCGATCTGCTCGCGTGTCTGAAGTAGCTGCAACAGAGGCCGAAGAGCCAATTGAAGATTCTGATTCGACAATCGATTCAGATGAAACACCAACAACAGAAGGAGACGAAGTGGAAAACACCGTCACAGACGCTTCAGCCGTAGAGACGGTCGAAGCCGCACAGTCAATCACCGCAGCATCAAAGCCAGCGGTCGGCGGATGGACAACCAAGCCACGCTTGGAGTTCACAGCTGCAAAGTACCTTGAAAATAAGGTCTTAGCTGCAACAGGCGACGAGAATGCTCGTCAGTATGTTTTGGCAGCGGACAACACAACCGACAATGCTGGTCTTGTACCAACACGCCAGCTTGCTGAAGTTGTGAATGGTCTATCAACAACAATCCGTCCATCAATCGATGCAATCAGCCGTGGCACATTGCCTGATGCTGGTATGACATTTGAAATTCCAAAGATCACAGTTGCTCCGGCTGTTGGTGTTGTTGCTGAAGATGCTGCATTCACAGAAACAGACCAAAACAGCGCGTTCATTTCGGTGAATGTTCAGAAGTTCGCGGGCCAGCAAAAATTTTCGGTGGAGCTCCTTACCAGAACATCGCCTCAATTTTATGATGAGCTTCTCCGTAACATGGTTGCGGCGATGGCTAAGCAACAGAATGCAACCGTTAATGCTGCATTGATTTCAGGTGCAACACTTGATGGCACAACCACAACGACTTATCCAACAGCTTCAGAGCTTCTTGGAATTACATCACGCGGTGCGGCATCTGTTTATGGTGCAACAGCTGGTCTTGCAAATCCATTCGCTCGCAACATGATTGTTTCAACAGGTCAATGGTCAAACATCATGGGCTTGAATGACAACGGTCGTCCAATTTACACAGCAACAAATCCAATGAATGCTGGCGGTGCGGTTGTACCAACATCACTCACAGGCAATGTTGCTGGATTGAATTTGTATGTTGATCCAACAAATGCCGGCGATGGAGATGGAACAATCTTGATCGTAAATCCTGATGCATACACATGGTATGAGGGAACAAGCTATCAGTTGCGCGCAGAATCAACAGCTGATGGATCAATCACAGTTGGCGTGTACTCATTTGGCGCAATTGCGACAAAGATTGCAGCTGGCGCATTCAAAAACAACAAGGCTTAATCGCCACCAATCAATCATGGGCTAGTTCGCTCCCGAGCTAGCCCAGCCGTAGAAGGGAAGAGCTCATGCCATCCGTCATCACAGCTGCACAGTTGCGAAGTGTTTTAGGCGTGAGTTCTTCTCTCTACAATGATGCCTATCTTGAACAGATAATTGATTCGGGAGAAGCTGTGATCTTGCCGCTTCTTGTGGCAAATCAATCCGCCGTTGATGCTTACGAGCTCAAAGACAATGTGGCGTATTTTTACACAGCAAGATTGCATGATTTTGTCATCGGTCAATCAATTGTCGTTGCTGGATTGCCAGCACCATTTTCAGCAACATTCACCGTCGTCAAAGTTGGCGAATACTATTTCACGGCAGCTCTTACAAATGCCGATGTTACAAAGCGCGCGATTGTGCCAAATGGCACAGCCACTCTTTCAGGCTATGGCGCGGCAACACTTTATGCAGCAAATCCGGCCATCGAATCTGCGATGTATGCCGTGTGCATTGAAATCTTCCAAAGCCGAATCGCTGCCGGTGGCCAGATCGAAGGCGTTGATTTTTCCGCTACGCCGTACAGAATGGGCCGCAGCTTGACCAACAGAGTGTCGGCATTGCTTCAGCCGTATCTTGATGTCGAAACGATTTGTCAATGACAGCATCATCAATTGCCGTCGATGTTCGCGGTGCTTTGAAAACAGCGATTTCATCCGTTGCTGCAAATGTTTATGATTCCGTACCTGAAGCACCGATGGTGCCATTTGCTGCGGTTGTACCTTTTGCGCCGTACCTTGAAGTGCAATTGATCGGCAAATCTTCGGTCAAAGTTAAAGTCAATCTTGTCATCACAGTTGGCGTTGCGATGTATTCCAACGCGGCAGCACTCGACAACATCGAGCAGCTCACAATCAGCATTTTGACGGCATTGCCGGCAAATTACACATTGGGAAATGTGTCAAATCCAATTCCCGTCCAAATAGGCGCGTCAGAGATTCTCGCTTGCGAGATTGAAGTCTCGACCTATTACACACAAACAAACTAAGGAGACCAAGTGGCAACGACCGTCATTACCGGACGCGATCTGACCTTGACGATCGCGACCACATCTTACGACGCACAGGCAACAAGCGTCACACTCACAAACGAGCACACAATCGAGACCTATCAGACACTCGATGGCCGCGCTTACAAAGCGATCGATGACAGCTGGACGCTGGATGTTGAAATGCTTGCAGATTGGGGCGCATCCGGTTCACTATGCGAAGCAATGTGGACAGCATGTGAAACAGCACCAAACACAACATTGGCTGTGTCACTCACAGCTGTTACAGGCGCGGTTTTTGCTTGCAATGTTTTGCCTGTATTTCCACAGGTCGGCGGAGCAGCTCCGGGCGCACAAACACTTACAATGTCAATGCAGGTCGTCGGTACACCAACCGAGACTTTTAGCTAAGAAATAGAATCGGGAGCAAAAATGAAACTGAACATCACAATTGAATACTTCTCAGGGGAGACCGCGACTTATGTTGCGGCTCCACCTGAGTGGGCAAAATGGGAATCGAAATTCAGCAAAACTATTCAGCAAGCCGATTCAATGGGAGTCAGCGATCTGCTCTTCTTGGCATACAACGCCATGAAGCGTGAATCAGCTGGCAAGGCCGTCAAGCCTTACGAAGCTTGGATCGAGACAGTTGCAGATGTAGAGGCTGGATCGGATAGCCCAAAAGTTATCCCGTCGGAAGCTTAAATCGACTAATCGTTGAGCTTTCAATCGCGACTCACATTCCGATGGAAAGTTGGCAGACGGCGGAACAGATTTTGACAGCAATCGAGATTTTGGAGAAAAACAATGGCCGATAAAAAGGGGCGCGGTGTTTATTCAATCACCGTTGAACCTTACGAGCTAAAAAATTTGATCCAAACACTCAATGCGTTGGATAAAGAAACTCAAAATGTTGTTCGCGATAAAGCTTACGGATTATCCCAACGCCTAGCCGGACAATTGATGATGTTCTCGCATTCTGCGCCAGCTCCACAAACAAAGCTTGTTGCTCAAACTATTGCTGCAAAAAGAGATCGCTTGATCCGCGTGGATGTCGGTGGCCCAAAAAAGGTCGGCCGAAAGTACGGTGGAGAAACATCCAAATCCGGCAAAGGTAAAAAAGTGCGACAAAATGCAGCTCCTGCCGGTGCTTTGTTATGGGGCACAGAATACGGATCGGGCCCGGGCGTGGACTCAATTGGTCGCGCTTACACCAATCGCTTTCGAGCCACGCGCAATCAACGAGGTTATTGGATCGCGCCGGCGGTTGATTATTATGTGCCCATTGTTGCTCGCGAATACTCAGCCATGATTCAGGGCGTTATTAACGATTTGAGGTTGGATTGATGGCCGGTATTCCAAAAGTAAAGATCACCTTTGATGCTGATTTTGATGAACTCAAAAAGGGAGTCAAAGGAGCTGAAAAGGAAGTCTCAGGATTCTCCGACAAGATCGGAAAATTTGGAAAGGTAGCCGCTGCGGCATTTGCGGCCGCTTCCGTTGCTGCCGTTGCCTACGCTGGCAAGCTTGCGATCGATGGCGTGAAGTCTGCCATTGCTGATGAAGCTGCTCAAAAGAAATTGCAGCTCACATTACAAAATGTTACCGGAGCCACCGACGCACAAGTCAAAGCAACTGAGCAATACATAACGAAAACACAGCTTGCTTTTGGTGTGACCGACACGGATTTGAGGCCATCGCTAGAGCGGCTCGCTCGCGCCACCGGAGATGTGGACAAGGCAACAAAGCTTCAGACACTAGCTCTCGACATTTCAGCCGGTAGCGGTAAATCTCTTGAAGCCGTGACAAATGCTCTTGCAAAGGCACAGGAAGGCAATACAGCCTCTTTGGCAAAGCTTGGCGTGGGATTGTCATCGGCACAGCTCAAAACGCTTTCAATGGACGAAATCACAAAGAAGCTTGCTGATACTTTTGAAAATCAGGCATCGGCTAAGGCTGACACATTTCAAGGCAAAATGGCTCGATTGTCACAAGCTTTCGATGAAGGCAAAGAGACCGTCGGCGGATTCATTCTTGATGCCATCACGCCGCTTGTGTCAGGCTTTGTGGACAAGGTAATTCCGGCACTTTCAAAAATGTCTGAATCTCTTGGCAAGGATCTCAAAGATCCGCTCAACACAATCAAAGGCATTGTGGTTGATTTTGTGATCCCAGCTTTCAAAGCTCTTTACAGTTATTTATTCGATTATGTTGTGCCATTTTTGGCAAATGTTTTCGGGCCAGCACTTGCAGGATTGTCGAGCGCATGGAATCGAATCAAAGATGCGGTCAATGCCAACAGCGATGATCTTGCTCCATTGTTCACGCTATTCAAGAGCGTTGCTGGATTTGTTCGCGACAATCTTGCTCCGGCAATTGGTACAATTCTCAAAGTAGCATTTGAGGTGCTTGGCATAGCGATTTCGGCTTTGATCACAGGGCTTGGCAAGGTTGTGAATTTCTTTGATGATGTCATTGATAAGGTCAAGTCATTCATTGCATTGGTTAAGGCCAATCCAATCGTGTCAGGTATTTCAGGATTGATCGACAAGGTTTTCGGTGGCGGTAAAGCTGCCGGTGGCCCTGTGTCCGGCGGTACGACTTACCTTGTGGGAGAGCGTGGCCCTGAACTCTTTACGCCATCAGGTAGCGGCAACATCATTCCGAATCATCGACTTGGCGGCGGTGGCGGTGCGGTCATGAACATCACCGTGAATGGCGCGATTGATCCTGAAGGTACAGCGCGCACCATCATCAACATTTTGAACAATTCAAGCTATCGCGGCACATTGGGCGCAGGTGCATTTGCATCATGACGCTTTGGCAGCCGGAATGGCGAATCCTGATCGACACGGTTGATTACAGCTCATCGACGCTGGCAAATCTGAACATCACTTCAGGCCGCACATCAATTTATGAACAACCTGTGGCCGGTTACGGTTACATCGAACTCATCAACTTTGACAATAACAACTATCCATTCACCGTCGGTGCTGACATTTTGATTTCAATCAAGGATTCATCAGGCACTTATGTGGATTTGTACGGCGGATTTATTTCAGACCTTGAAATCTCGGTGCAATCATCGGGATCGATTGGCTATGTGACAACAGCTCGCATCACAGCTCTTGGAGCATTGTCAAAGCTTGCCCGAGCCAACTGGGAATTGGCACTTGCCAAAGAGTATGACGGCGATCAGATTTATGACATTTTAAGCGATCTACTTTTGAACAATTGGAATGAAGTCGCACCGGCTTTGACTTGGGCAAATTATGATCCGACGACAACATGGGCTGATGCTGAAAATGTTGGCATTGGTGATGTTGATACTCCTGGGCAATACGAAATGATTGCTCGATCTGCCGATCCTGTTTCGAGCTACACATTAGCTTCACAAATTGCAGAATCCGGACTCGGTTATCTTTTCGAGGATTCATCAGGCCGCATCGGGTATGCCGACGCTCTTCATCGACAGACTTATCTTGCAGCTAACGGCTACACAACAATCTCGGCAAATCAGGCCATTGGCGTGGGCTTGCGCTCGGTTACACGCTCCGGCGATGTTCGCAATTTCATCACTTTGAATTACGGCAACGGATCAAATCTCAATGTCAGCGATGTTGCTTCAATTGCTGAGTACGGCAAATTTGCAGAAATCTTTGACACAAATCTTCATGACGGCACACAGGCACTTTCGGTGGCCGAGCGTCGATTGCAGCTTAAGGCGTATCCGCAAGCATTCTTTGACTCGATCGAATTCCCATTGGGATCACCGGAAATCGATGACGCTGATCGCGATGCTTTGCTCAACATTTTCATGGGCTTGCCATTGCAGATCGAAAATCTGCCAATCAACATCGTGGATTCGACCTTTCAAGGCTATGTCGAGGGCTGGACTTTTAGAGCTTCTTACAACGCTTTGTCGGTCGTCATCAACGCTTCACCAATTGAATTCTCACAAGTGACACTCCGATGGAATCAAGTGTCGGCGAGTGAGTATTGGAATACAATCAGCAACACACTCACATGGGAAGAAGCGACAGGATCGGTGGCATAAGTGGCGACGACAACGACAAATTTTAATTTTCCGATTCCACAATCGACAGATTTGGTCAAAGATGGCGCGACCGCGATTGCCGCTCTTGGCACATCCATCGACACAGACTTTGTTGATCTCAAAGGTGGCACAACCGGACAGATTTTGGCAAAGGCATCAAATACGGATCTTGATTACACATGGACGACACCAAATCCCGGAGACATCACAGCTGTTACAGCTGGCACAGGTATTACGGGCGGTGGCACATCAGGTGATGTGACAGTTTCATTTGACCAAGCAAATTTTGGTGGCGGTCAATACTCAGCCGGAAAAAATAAATTGATCAATTCAAATTTTGCAAATTGGCAGCGTGGCACGAGCCTTACATACACAAGCTCAGGATTAAATTATTTGGCTGACAGATTCTTTTCATGGACAATTGGCACATTAAATGTGACACTTTCGCAGCAAACTTTTGCTCCCGGAACAGCACCGGTGGCCGGATACGAAGGACAGTATTTTATGCGAAATGCTGTGACCTCGTTATCTGGACAATCAATTCAAGCCGTTGGACAGCGCATTGAGGATGTTCGCACATTTGCTGGGCAAACAGCTACATTTTCTTTTTGGGCAAAAGCTGATGCAAGCCGTACATACACAACACGATTGATTCAAAACTTTGGCAGCGGTGGTTCAAGTGAAGTCGCAACCGCAAATGTCTCTCATAGTGTGACAACCTCATGGCAACGCTTTTCAGTCACAGTTGCGATTCCTAGTGTTTCGGGAAAAACTATTGGCACAAGCTCTTATTTGCAACCATTGTTGGAAGGCCCAGCAAACACAGCCAATACACTTGACACTTGGGGATGGCAATTAGAAGCTGGAAGTTTTGCAACGCCATTTCAGACAGCAACGGGAAGCATTCAGGGAGAACTCGCAGCTTGCCAGCGTTACTACTACGAAATGGCTTACTCAGGCGCAGAACCTTATGGTTCAGGTGCTGCAACGAATACGACTTCAGCGGTAATTTTGACCGCGTTGCCTGTGTCAATGCGTGTTGTGCCAACGGCAGTTTATACAGGCACTTTCAGAATTGAAGGCGGTGCATCTAAAACAGGTATTGCTGCTGCAAGTCTTAGCCTTAATCAAGTGCAAAATCAGCAAGTCTTAACCAATGTTGCATCATCATCATTAACCGCTGGCTGGGGCTTTGTAATGCTTGCCAATGGTTCATCTGCCATCAAACTATCAGCGGAGTTATAAAATGACTAAACCAACCTATGAAGAAGTAACAAACGATTATGGCGTGACAGTTATCAAGCGAACAGATGTAGATGGTGGCGTTGCGTGGATACCAACAGATAAAGCCAATTCTGACTATCAGGCTTATTTGGAAAGTTTTGAATCATGAGCAATTATCCCGAAGGCACAGCTGCGCGCGTTGTAGAAGTCGCAATTGCTGAAGTCGGTACAATCGAAGAAGGCGACAACCTGACCAAATACGGCAAATTTACAAAAGCCGATGGATTGCCGTGGTGCGGTTCATTTGTCAATTGGTGCTTTCACAATGCCGGAGTAAAGCTGCCATCGATGGTCAGCACAGCAATGGGCGCACACAAGCTCAAAGAAGTCTCACGCTGGCATGACACAGATCCACAGATCGGCGATCTTGCATTTATGGATTTTCCACATGACGGCGTGGATCGTATTTCACACATTGGCATTGTTGTCGGAGTAGATGGCAAAACCGTCACGACAATTGAAGGCAACACATCAGGCACAGGCGATCAGCGCAATGGCGGAATGGTCATGGTAAAGGTTCGCGCTTTCGGGAGCGGAAAAGAAGTGGTCGGATTTGGTCGTCCAAAATTCGTACCATTCAAGGGCGATTTTCCAATCGTCGAAGCTCCAAAGGTATCGGCAACGAAGCCGAAGAAAGAGGTCAAAGATGGAAAAATCAAAAGCATTACTCGCAAGCTGGGCTCGTAGCTTCTTAGCTGCGGCAATTGCTGTGTACATGGCCGGCGTAACCGATCCAAAGGCGATCGCCACAGCCGGTGTTGCAGCTGTTTTGCCTGTTGTTTTGCGCTGGCTTAATCCAAAAGATTCAGCTTTCGGTTTAACGGGGAAATGAGCCGAAAACTACTGACGGGGGCGATGATTTGGGCACTTGCATTATCGCTCTCGTCATGTGGTTATCAAGGTTGGACAAGGTATGAATGCCAAGAATTCGAGAACTGGGAAAAGCCGGAATGCAAAAAGCCGCAATGCATCCCGTTGGGAGTCTGCACTAGCGATGTCATTGGATCATTACTCCCAACGCCCACACCGACGCCGCAGCCCTGAAGAGGTACATGCACAGCTGATCTTGATCATTGGCACAACTCTTGCAATGGTGTTTTTGATTGTGACAATCGGCATCACTTATGCGCTGATCTTTGTCACTCAGCCAATTTCTGCACAAGCTCCAAATGATGCAGCTTTCATCGATCTATTAAAAACATTGGCGATCTTTTTGACCGGATCTCTTGGCGGTGTACTTGCTGGCAATGGACTTAAATCCAAGCCAAAACCGCTGACCGACACGCCGAAAATCACGCCTGATTCTTGACCTTGCTGGACTATTGCTTCACTCTTATCTTGGGAGCGAAACACAGTAGCTCTCAGATTCGGGAGCAAGGCAATGAATGAATTATCGATTGTGATTGCGATGTCAATCGCAGCACTTTTGTGGGCTGTTAGCAGCTACGCCGTGGGATACAAAGAAGGCCAGCGCGAGGGCTATCGTCGAGGCCGCGCCGTCACACGCCACATTTCACAAATGAATAACGAGGTGAAGTGATGGGATTCCTTGACAATTACGAAGGCAACAAAGAGCGCACAGATCGCTGGATCGCTACATTTCCGCTTGGGAGATTAGAAGCTCACATCATCGAATTCAATGCTGACAAAGGTTATGTGCTCGTACAAGCTAAGGCATGGCGTAATCAAGAAGAGACAGAGCCGGCCGGTATCGATTATGCCTACGGCTATTTGGCAGCTTACAACGCCAACATGAAACGCTGGTTCATCGAAGATACCGTCACAAGCGGATTGATGCGCGTGATGGCCCTAGTCATGGGCGGTGCTGAAAAGAGCACCAAAGAAACAATGGAGCAAGTCGAATCAATGAGCACAAAGGTTGCAACAGCTGATGTGGCCCAAGAGCATGATTACTGGACAACCAAATTTGGGGATGTGCCAAGTTACAAAACAGCCGAAGAAGCTGAACAATCTGGAATCCCGTCACTCGGATCATCGATGGACGAAATTGCCAAGCAACTCGGTGGCCAGCTGATCGAAGCTGCGCCGGAGTGTGCACACGGGCACATGATTTGGAAACAAGCAAAGGATGGATCGCCTAAGAATTGGGGCGGCTATTTCTGCACAGAGCGCACCAAAGCTTCTCAATGTGTGCCGCGTTGGTATGTATTGGCCAGCGATGGCAAGTGGAAGCCACAGGTGTGATCGTGGCTGACTTTATGGAGATCATCAATCCACAGACAATGACAGCAAGGATGTTCATCGAAGGCGTTGTCGTTGAAGAGTACAAAGTCGAGCAATGCGACAAATGCTCAAAGCTACGCAAATTTGACAAATTTGGCTATCAAAAAGGCTATGACCGCACAGACAACATTATTTGGTTTTGTGGTGATTGCCGATGAAAATCAAGCTTGATGATGTTGAAGCGGCGATGTGCCACATTGCAGCTCTTAAAGCTCGAACACAGCAAGGCCATCAGATTGGATCAACGCCGCATTACAACAGCCGGCTCAACTTTCATGAGCAAGTCGCTGAGATCGCTGAATCACTTGCAGCTGAATGGGCTGTGGCAAAGTATTTCGGCATTCCATACACACCGGATGACAACAAAGGCAAAGAGCGCGCTGATGTGGGCAATGGCCTCGAAGTTAAATGGACGAAGTACGCCGACGGACATTTGATCGTGTATCCAACAGATCGAATCACAGATGTTGCAATCCTTGTGACGGGAAAGCATCCGGATTACTACATTGCCGGCTGGATCCCCATTGCAATGGCCAAGCGCGATCGTTACAAGAAGAGCGATCAGGATTCATGGTGGATTGGTGTCAATAGTCTGCAACCGATTGAAACCGTTATGAGGAGCTCTTATGCACATACTGTTATTTGATTGCTCCATTTGTCACAAGCTGTACGGCAAGCCAAAACAGCGTCATGGATTGAAAAAAGGTGCTGAATTGACAGAGCATGAGTGGTTTGCTCAATGCATGAGCTGTGGCACATTCGGGATCAAGATCGTCGATGATGCCAAGATCGAAGGGCTAAGTGATGGCAACTTATGAATTCAAATGTGATAAGTGCGGCACAATGGCGATCATCAATCGAGCAATCGAAGCTGATGGTGATGTCGATGCTGGCAATTGCATGGCATGTGGCATTCCAATGACACGCATTTGGGCAGCTACTCCGAGCATTTTCAAAGGTACTGGATGGGGCAAGTCATGAAGAAGTTATCCACAGGCTTCATCCACAGGCTGTTGAACACGCCCAAGAACACGCTCAATGTTGCAATGTATTTGGTGGCTTCGGTACGCTCCATGCTCGTGGGCGAGCCGCTGTGGCGGATAGCTCGCAAGCGATGCTTGGTGCTATTGGCCGCTCTATGTGTTGTTAGCACAACACCGGCAAATGCCACAAAAGCTGCAACTTATTCAATAGATCACTTGAAGCTTTACGCACATTCAAGATTGATTAACTACATCGAATTTCAATGCTTAAACAAGATCATCACAAAAGAATCTCGATGGAATTACAAAGCCAAGAATGGTTCACATTATGGCTTAGGACAGATGAAGTCTCAGCATTACAGAGACCTCGATCCTTATCGTCAGATCGATGCCACGATCAAATACATCAATCATCGTTATGGTTCAATGTGCAAGGCATGGGCACACCATGACAAGGGATGGTACTGATGACGCTACATTCACAACGCAAAAGCAACAGCACTCAATGGAAAAAATTGAGGTTGCGAATACTCCAACGGGATGGCTGGCAATGCTATTGGTGCGGAGCAGATGCCACGACATGTGACCATGTGATACCTGTTGCAAGAGGTGGATCAGATGATCCGGATAACCTTGTCGCAGCTTGTAAGAGATGCAACTTCAGCCGTCAAGATCGATTGCCTGAAGAGATGGATTTGATTCGTCAGAAGAAGGCCGGTGTTTTTTTAGATAGAGAATCCAC